ATGATACATGCGGTTGCACGGGGCTTCCTTTTATGCCGTCCGCGCGGGGACGGCCATCCTCACTCCCGTCATGCTTGTGACGCGCTGCTCGAGCAGCGTCTGGTAATCCTTGAGCACCTGCATTGTGACGCCGAGTTCGACCGCCATGCTGTAGGCTTCGCCGTCGTAGGTGGATTCGGCGAGCCGGTATTCGACCGGGCTGATGAGCGTGAGAGCGGTTTCGCGCCGCGCCCGCAGCTCGGCCCGCAGTCCGATGACGCTGCCGCACCCGGTGTCGTGATAGTGCGCGTGGATCAGCTCGTGTTGCAGAGTGCAGAGGCGTTGCCTCGCGTTGAGCTTGTCGTGCAGGACGATGAGGCCTAGCGCGTCGCAATAGTAGCCGTTCATCCCACGGGGCAGGCAGTCCTCCTCGACGCGCAGGCCCATGCCCCCGGCCCGCGCATACAGCGTGTCGATGTCAGTCGTCCGGCGTCTCGCTTTCCACGTCACGATTCTCGTCCATGTTCGCGGCAAGCCCATAGCAATAGGGTTGCGCCGATGATGGTTCGCCGATGAGGGCGTTCCGAAAGAGTTCCTGTGTGGTCATGCCGCAGGCTTTGGCTATGCGTTCGCAGTCGGATATGGTCAACGGCGCATCATAACGAGCGCGAACGTACCAGTAGTTTTGGCCCATGCCGCATTTCTTGGCGAAATCGACGGCGTTGAGACCGCTCCTGACCTGCAGCGTCTTGCAGTAGTCCATGATCTGCTTAGCGCCGTCTGTGACTTCCGTGTTCGGTTTGCTACCCATATTGCTGATTTTATCCAATTGCGCAGAAAATGTAAAATTATCCAATTGCGTAAAACATAGAATTACGCAATTGGATAAATTATGAATCTGTCAGGTTTTGGGACATGCAAATGAGAAAGGTCCATGATGAGTGAATTGCAGGATAGGCTGATGCCGGCGCTTGATGATCTGCGCGACGGCTTGTTCCAGGCTTCCCAACTACGTCTGCGCAAGGCGATTCTGAACCCGGAGCGCGTTCGTTCCGTTGTCGGAGAGGCGGATTTCGATTCCATCTCGGCGAGGACGGACCGCGTCGCCTGCCTGGGGCAGATGGACGCGGTCTGCAGGTTCCTTCTAGAGATCCTTTACCCGGCCGGAATCGGTGAAGGCGTTGACAATCTGCTGGCTGCCGAATCCGATGTAGTGGACGGCCTTGGCGAGTTCGCGAATCTCAGGGTTCTGCGAGCTCTCCTTGAGCCTGGCGGCGATGGTGGTTCCGGCGGCGATATTTCCACGCGCCTCTTCAAGTGCCTGTCGCTGTGTGAGCATGATGCTTCTCCTAACTGTTCGGCCCGCGCCTCTTACACGCGGGGTTCTTCCGATGTTAGGAGGGGGCCGGGCGGTTCTCCTAACGCCGCCCGGCATTTTTGAAAAAACAATCAATCGGCCAAACGGGAAGGAGGTGAATGCGAGTGGACGATGTGGAGTTGATTCGCGCGAATCTTCGCGGCGAGATGGCCCGCAGGGGCAAGAGCAAGGCGGATGTCGCCAACGCATTGGGCTGCAGTCCTCAGTACTTGGGCCGCAAGCTTAACGGCGATGCGATGCTTACCGTCACCGATCTAGATCGATTCGCCAAGATATTCAATCTGAATTTCTACCAGCTGATGATGCTGCTCCTGCAGCCGATCGACAGCATCAAACAGGTCAACAAATGAGAATGCCGCCGGTACCAGCGGCGGCGAGTGTCAAAGAAAGGTCATTCCAATGACAAGCAACAATCTACAGCCCTTCGACTTCAAAGGCAACCAAGTGCGCATCCTCACCGACAAGAAAGGCGAACCGTGGTTCGTCGCCAAAGACGTGTGCAATGTGCTCGGATACCAGAACGCGAGCAAAGCGATTACCGACCATGTGGATGCCGGCGACAAGCTCAATAACGAATCGTTATCGAGTCTTGGACAGCGAGGCGGGTGGGTAATCAACGAATCCGGCCTTTATTGTCTGATTCTTTCCTCCAAGTTGGAACGCGCCAGGGAATTCCGCAAGTGGGTTACCTCTGAGGTTCTTCCTCAGATTCGCCGGACAGGCGGATACATCCACGTCGATGCCGGTGATGATGAGAAGACGATTCTGGCGCGCGCGTTGGAGATCACGCAGCGCAC